CGTAGGGCGATCCCCTACGTACAACATTGAAAGGCTTCACAAGCAGAGCCCACCCTTAGCATGCAATTGTGGAACTTTCTTTGTTGTGCGTATTTGCACTACAAACGACATTTTACACCCCCCCCCCCCCTTTTACTGTTTTGCAGTATTTATTTTATGGACTTATCGCTGTGTCCATTGTAATTGTTACAGCATTATCTATCAGCTTTGATACACGATTCCCAATTTTGCGTCATGTAAGCTGTCTGTTAACACGAAGATTATCTCTCTTGGCGGTGAGATATTGCTTAAAGTCGAGTACTCTACACTTAGTTCTATGGTATACGATGTTTGGACCTATTTTCCAGATATTCCCTTGGTTGGGACAATTTCTCGGATTATCGTCTGACTCGCTATCACCTATGATGAACGCCAGTGTACGGAAAACTTTAAGAACTTCAGGGATGAGCAACCTCCCACAGCAGAATCTTTGGACTCATATTGGATGTATCATTGTTGTTTTTGTAGACGACTTGTCGTCATAAATTAAAACCAAAATATCGTAATCTGGAACAACCGAAACCAGATGACGTCGTGGAAAGACACGTCTCCAAACCCAAATGGCATCTACTTTGAACAAAAGTGTGCAGATGCTGGCCGCCAACCCCACCCCGGTTACCGTTTTCTTCAACGCAATGCCTGAGGAAGAGTCGATTCAATTCGGCTCTATCCTTTGCGCACCTGCTTCACAGATTGAGCTTGACATTGTCAAGCCCTCTGTAAAGAAGCCCACTCGCCGTGGAATCAAGAAGTTGAGCCCTTCACAGGAGCTCCTTAACTTGATTGATGTCTGCATCAACGAGACTGAACTCGAGATGCCGTGTTTTGGACCTTGCTTTGGCTTTGCCTTTGAAGGTCTTGCTGAACTCAACTGTGTGCTAATTGAAGCACCAGTCGAGAAGAAGAAGAAAACACGTCGTGGAAACCGAAAACCCAAGACTGTCATTGCTGAGACTCCAGTTGAGCAATCTGTTGCTCCTGTTGAGACTCCATTCATTCAGTTCGGTTCTTTCACACCCGCTGTCACACGCTTTGCGAGCGAGCCTCGTGCTCCTGCTCCTAAGCGTCGTCACAGTGTGCCTCCAAGGCACCGCAATGCTCCTTTCACATATGGATTTTATCGTTTCGACGATTTCTTCCATCCTAACCAGTTCAACGCTGGTTGGTTCATCATGCAAGATGGTGTTGCTTGGTTCATGTACACTTACGCTAACCAGCGTTGGTGCATTTCGAACAAGCTTCGCAACCGTCAAATGCATGCTCTGAATGGAAATGGATCTTGCTTTTCCGTCAGTGTCACGATTGACAATGCTCCCAAGTATACGTACAATGGTGAGCAGGTCAAACCGAGACGCTTCATGAGCTGTTTGAAATCTGAATCTGAAGTAGCCTATGAGGATGAACAATTCTTCGGGGTTGCCTCTCCTCCTCGGTCCTCTGACCGTAAGAAGGCTAACAAGAAAGCTCATGCGGATAATGGTAATGGAACTCCCGGCTCTGACTACAAAACAGAGACCACCCAGCAGAAGAACGATGAGATTAGCCGCGATATTGAGGATACTGTTCAATCATTTGAACGTTCCAATATTATCGATGTGCAAGCCATCAAAGCACAAGAAGAGGATATTCCTGCTGAGCCCCGTTACCTCAACAGCAACACTACTGCTCTAGCCTATCGTCGTGTGGAGCTTGCAAAGGTGTCGCTAACTACTGATTCCGTTGTGGATACAAATTTGGTTGACTTTGATCCTTTTCTGAAGTATTACAACCTTACTTTGAACCACAACTCCAGCATGGGAGCCTTCCATGATGTCCACTTCGATCTCACGATTGATGTGGTAGTCCAAGCTCTCCCCGCTATGGCTGGTATCATTCACTTTGTGTTTGATCGCTTTGACGGAACTGGAAACACGCGTGACCACTTGTTCGCGTACCCCATCCAAATGGTTGACCTGTCTTCCAAAGACTCGTTGTCCTTTGAGATAAAGATGGAGCTCCCATACCGCGTTTTCAACACCATTCGCACTCCCTATGCTGGGTTTGGCAACGGTAAGTTGAAGATGTATTTGGCGACGCCCATGGTGGTCCCTGCACAAATGGCCATGCCCGCTACTATCACTTTGTTTGGTCGAGCCACTAACGTGATCCCATACAATTTGAAGAAGCGCGTCTCCATCATCATGCAGACTGGACTAGTTGCACTCGATGCCTCGTGTGAGCAGAATATTTGCTCCACAGGATCAGCTACGAATGTGATGCGTCCAATTGAAATTGCAGGACAATGGGGATTTCTCAGCCGCGAGACAATAGCGGTTGATGCTGCACCTGGAACCGAAGTCACCATGATCAATGTTCATCCTATGACTGGTGACACACCCCTGAAACAGGTATGTGCTGCATACTCCTACTTTCGTGGGAGCATAAAGCTCAAATTGACCTGTAACCTGAGTAAGTTCCAGAACATCACACTTGCAGCACTCTTCGTTCCTCATGATGCGCCATTCGACCCGGAATTTTACGAGTCATTTGCGTTTCAAGAGATCATGTTCGATGAGAAACATGAAGCCATAATCAAAGTGCAATTTGCACATGGTTCCAATTGGCTTCCCATTTTTGTGGGACGTGACATGAATGAGCGCGCGGCTATGGGCCAAGTGCACGTCATTGTTCGATCTCCACTGGTTTCCACAGCGCCCTACGCTTCAGCACCATCTTGTCTTGTACAGATGTGTGCTGGTGAGGACTTTGAGGTTGCCCATCCACGTGATTTCAGTAAGATGTACGTTCAGCCCCTAACACTAGAGGGCGACGTTCTGAACCCTGAAGTCCCACGGAGTTTTGCTGCTGGCACAAAGAACTTGTATGAGGATGCTCGCCTTCCCAACTATTACAGGACCTTTGAACTTAGCGAGATGCCCATGATGATTCCCGTCACTTGTACGGATTCTCGAGCTGGCACCCTTGGTTTGCTGCAGAACACTCATGCTGCGTGGTCTGGCGGTATCGATTACTACTTTGTCTTTGAAGGCAAGGGTCAGTGCGAGATCCGTTATGATCCCACCAAGAGAGTTGAAGACTCCCAGCTCTGCAAGAGAGCAGATAAGATGCCCATGGCCGGATATGTGAAATTTGGTAACAGCCGCTCGAACCCTCACGTTCACCTGCGCGTTCCATTTTCTTCACTATACGACTACATGCCAACGAGGAGAGATGGCTTACAAACAAGCCTGAACAACTCAAACTGCAACGGGTGTCTTTTCATAGCCGGAACAGGCAAAGTGCGCGTTTACCGCGCTGCCGGCCGTGATTTCAAGGTTCACTTCTACAATGGTGTTCATTCATTTATGCGTGAAACCACAGTAGACACAAACGTGAGCCAGCGGGTCTTCATCGCTCTAGACCCCATCGTCCTTCCCGGGTATGCGACTGTGCCTTACCGTGGCACGCCGGAACCTGAGAACGCACCCGCTACACTAGAGGGTGATGTAACCATGGAAGGATGGTTGAGCATGGGAGAAGTAGAGTCCTGCGCACGAAATGCAAGCACATTGGTTGATGAGCTCAAGGTAGAAATACCTGAGACGCTCGCCGATTTGCGTAGTCTAGTGCCTGAGATTCGTAAACTCCTGGAGACCTCCACAGGTGCAGCAGCATCAGCAACTTCGGTTACTGATTCGATTTGCTCCCTAATGGCAGGACCCTCCACCCTAGCACATGCGCTACTCTCCGTGGCCAAATCCGGTGTTGGTGCCCTCAAAAGCATCGTACTGTCGATTCACGGAGCTGTTAGTAAAGTGTTAGGCCTCATTGCACCGGCAAACATTGCCAAGTTCCTAAACCACAAGATGGAAGGGGGCTGGAGTGATGAGGAACTGGCCTTGATCTATTGTATCGCAATTATTTGCGGTGCTATGGCTCTTGGCGTGGATAATGGCTGGTCAATTGCATGCATTATTGCTTGCATAGGCCTTTCCATACCCACCATTGGACCTGTTGTTCAGAGGTTGACTGAGCGCCTTTTTGAGACATTCTCCGCTCCAGCTGTAAAGGATAGTGATCTCAAAATGGAAGCGCCCTCACCCCTGGCATGCGGTGCCTCACTGCTCGCGACAGTTATAACGTTCTTTGTTCCAAACAAGAACTTTAACTTACACGCGACTGCCAACTTTGGTAAAGACATTGCAGGTGTCTTTTCTGGAGCTAAAGCACTCGATGAGATGCTCTCCCAGTTCATGGACTTGATATTGGCTTTGCCATTTGTCGAGAAAGTGTTGGGACAGAGCTATCAAGATGTAGCTGTGCTCGCCAAGGTTGACATTGAAGCTTACGTTGCTGAAGTCAAGGAGGTTATGTGCACGGATTTTTATACCGCAGCACTAACTAATGATAAGGTTAGGCAACAAGAGCGACTCTGGAAGACACACAAGATGCTAGATCGCCACCTCCCTAAGATGAGCGGAACGAATTTCTTTTTCAACACTGCTCTCAAGAAGGTGATGGATGAACAGCACAAGATGTATCGCCACGCAATGACTTTCAAGGCTGCTGGCCGAGAGCGCTTTCCCCCTTTCATTTGTATGTTTGCGGGCGAAACGCGCATTGGCAAGTCTACGATGGTCAATGAGATGAACCACATGGTTTGTAAGATGATGAACTGGGATCATGAGAGTGATATTTACACTCGCAACCCGTCTGACCCTTACTTCTCTGGTCTCTCCCAGCAAAAGATCCTCTACGTTGACGATCTGCACACGAATATCACTTCGGACGGTGCGGATTCTGATATGGCTATGGTTATGTCGTTTGGATCGAACGCCCCTTGGGCTCCCCGGATGGCTTCCATTGAGGACAAAGGACGTACTGTGAACTGCCTTTTGGGCATGTTCTGTACCAACACTGCTGGTGAACCAAGTTACCCTGGAATTCGGAATGTGGCTGCTTACCTTGCCCGTCGTCACTTAGTTGTGAAGATGAGGCGGCGGAAAGATGTGCCTGTCGATTTCTACTGTCCTGAGTATTCTCATGCTGAATTCGTGCTCCTCGACCCAAACGACCGTGAGGGTAGACGTGAGCTGGATGAAAATGGGAAACCAGTGTCAGCTGGTAATGGCCATGTGTTTGACTTCAAGGCTCTGTGGAAAATCTTCTCCACTCGATTCGCTCATCATTTGATTAAGGAGCGTCGTGCGAGAGAAAACCGCAGGGTTGCAGGTCGGGATGTTGAGCTACCTTCTGAGGAACTTCTCAGTGTTGTGCGCGAACTCGCAGCACACTATGAGGATGTTGACTATGTGCCTATTGACAAGCTAGACCAGCTAGTCATGGAGGCACCAGTCCATGAAGGACAACTCAAGCAGATGTGTGGTAAGAAACAGAAATACCGCGAAGTCCTGAAAGAGTTTACTGATGAACAACTTCAGGCAGCTGTGGGAGATATTTACTACGTCCCCGTGAGCGATACGTTTGTGCTCCGGGGGCGATACATTAAGACCCACATGAACCATGTGATTTATGCGAAGCTTCTAGCTGCCGCTGATGAAGATGAGTTCCATGATGCTGAGGAGGACGATGTGCCTATGGCTCGGAAGGTTCAAGACACTGTCTTTAACTTTACCAATGCTGTATATGGTGCTCGAACGATGGAGGAGGAGCTTGAGATGTTAGATGCTATCTCACCTGAGCTGCGCGAAGCCGTGCGCAAAGGTGTTGCTAGGCGCCGAACTCTTGAGCGACAAGCAGGAGAGCTAGGGAACGTTGGAAAGAGACACATTCTGAAGATCCTGCTTGACATGTACTGTGCTGTCCCAAGTTGGTTGCCAAACCTTCTGGGTGGTCTGTGCATTGGTGCGCAGGTTTACTTGACTGTTCGTGATGTGCGACGCGCACTCTCCAAGAACGTTGAGAACCCTGCTGTACAGAGAGAGATTCCCAGTGTGGTGGTTGAGCCTGAGTATGCAAAGGAAACGATGCCTGCTTTGGCCATGCCAGTGAAAAGATCCACTGTTCTCCTCCCTCCTGAGTACGCTAGGGAGACAATGCCTGCTTTGGCTATGCCAGTGAAGCGTCCAGAGACGCTCCTGCCGCCCGAGTATGCCAAGGAGACAATGCCTGCCCTCGCAATGCCAGTGAAGCGCCCCCAGGTGCTCCTGCCCCCACAATATGCGAAGGATATGGCTCCTGCCCTTACGATGCCAGTGAAGCGTGCGCAAGTTATTGCGCCCACACTGGAAAGTGTTGAGATTCCAAAGACCCAGATTAAAGCGTTCGACCCATTGGGCGACGAAGAGTCTGGAGCTGTCATGGTTAGTTTCATGGAGAATCCGCGAGCATCGCGTGAAGCCCAGGAGATTGTTGTGATGGAGTCTGCCGAGTCAATTGAGCAGGCAACTGAGGTCTACAGGTACAACAGATGTGGCAAGATACACCGAGAGGCTGTGACTTTGCACTTTTTGTTCCTGGACGACAAGACTGTTTTGTGTAACCGCCACTTCTTTACAGTTGGTGGCGGTATTCGCAATGGTGAGAAAGTAACACTGTTATGGCGCGATGAAGAAGGTCCTCTGAAGCACGAGTGGTTCACAGATTTCGATCTGGTCCACCCTGTGCCGGAGACTGACGTTTGCGTCTTCAGGTTACCACAAGCTCTGAAGGGGATTCGTTCCAACTGGGGACTTATTCCAACGGAAGTTGAGATGGTTGGCACCTACCCCACGTGTGGTGTGCTGATTGGTCATTCTTCTAAATTGGATTTCTCGCAACAGAAGATCGCGACCGTGACTAGGAGAGCTGCTGGGAGAACGTTGAACACGTACATGAATTTGGACGGCTCGACTTACTCCAAGAACACTACGACTGTCTACCTTGATGGTTATAGTTACCAAGCGGTCACTGGTGGTGGTACATGTGGATCCATCTTGATTCTGCCTGACGCAGGCGGCAAGGTGTACGGAATCCACAGTGCTGCTTACCGCACTGGACAAGACGCTGGGACTGGGATTGCTTCGCTCGTTTACCGTGAGCAGCTTCAAGCTGCACTGGAAGTGAGTGAACCCATTTTCCCCCAGTATGACAGTAACTACATGCTGCCTGAGCCCATCTTTGAAGAAAGAGAGAGAGCTCTGGATGTTGTCTTGACGATCGAGGGCGGCATGAGCCCTCTCATTGACATGACTCCATATGGACTGCGTGTGGTTGAGGTCGTGGATTCGGTAACGACTGGATCGATGTGGAGCCACTACAAGCGTAGCCCCATCAGCCGGTTTTTTCCAAATGAGCCATTCCGTGTGCCAGCCATCCTCCGCCCGGATGATGACAGAGCACCTTACGCTTATGACCCACGTCCTGACATCATGGGAAAGTACAACAAGGTCATTTCGCCACTACCCGCCGACAAACTGGCGATAGTAGTTGAGCACATGGCTGGAGAGTACATGCACTTGAAGCACCCGTACAAACCGTCTACTCTACTCAACATAGAGGAAGCGATTAACGGCGTGCCAGGTGCCCCTTTCTATGATGCAATCAACATGCATACCTCCCCCGGTATTCCATACTCCTTTGAGGGGTACACAAAGAAAGGGAGCTTGTTTGTTGAAGTTGGAGCTTATCCGAATGGTATGCCGCGAAGGATCGTGGGTGTGCCTAAAGTGGAGGAAAGGTTTGATGCACTTCTGAGCGCTGCCCGTGAGGGAAAGATGCTCGATGATGTCATATTCCAAGAATTCATGAAGGACGAGCTGCTGAAGAGAGCCAAGGTTTTTGAGAAACCAGCAACGCGAGGGATTGCGAACCCGCCCATCGATCTGCTTCTAGCTGAACGAGCGGCGTTCCTCCCTTTCATTGCCATGCTGCAATATAACCGCCACAACGTTGATTGCCAGGTAGGAATCAATCCTATGTCTGGCATAGAGTGGACGGAACTGCGGCACAGGCTCGAGGAGAACTCAGACATAGTGTTTGATGCGGACTACACTGCGTTCGATTCCACCATCCACCCAACAACGTTGGATGCTTTTGCTGACATAGTCAACGGAGCAATGGGAGGTGATTTCAAGACGCAGCTAGCCAGGCGCACACTAGTCAGGTACTCCTACGATCGGATCTCGCAAGTCACAAATGTGCGAGTGAAGATTGACCAAGGCATGGCCTCAGGGATGCCGTTCACTGCAGTTGGTAACAGTTGCGTGAACAGCATTTATCTGAGAGTGGGATGGTTGATGCTTGCTGAAAAGTTTGCTCCCTCCTACTGTGACATGCGGAAGTTTGACGCTAACGTGAAGTGCGCCGTCTATGGTGATGATAATGTTGTCACCGTTAAAGCGCAAGTAGCGGAGTGGTACAACTTACGCAACATTGCACTGTGCCTTGAGCCCTTTGGCATTCTGATGACCGATGGACAGAAGAACGCTCGTCACTTGACTGAGCCCTTCAGTACTTGGGATAAGATTCGCTTTCTGAAGAGGGCTTTCGTGTTGGACCCATCGACACGTTTGTACTTGGCACCCCTTGATCGTAAGACAATTATCGATCGGGTCAGGTACACAAAGGCCAAGAAGTGGCAACCAGATCTAGAGATGCGCATTGAGATGTCGCTCATGGATTCGATTTTCCACGGCCCGGAGTATTTTGCTGCCTTCAAGTACTTCGTCAACAGCGCACTCGAGGAATTACACCTCCCTACTGTGAATGTTTCGTTCAAGAACGAACGTGCACGTTGGGAGGCACAGTCACTTCTCCTTGAGATGCAAGGCCCCGGTGAGCTAACCTTCGCTGAGCAAAGAGCCGATGGACAAGTCCAGGTCTACTTTGCCCGCGAGACTGAAGCTCCCACCAGGCTTGGTGCTTCCACTTACTTGCGCGTCAATGGACCGCGCTTGGCTGTGGGGGAAGAAACCAATCCACAAGGGATTTGGAAAGCTTTTGCACGAGCACCCACCGCGCCCCCGCCCACTGCTATAGGGGGTGCGTCGTTGGCTGAAATCGTGCGGGAGCTAGATGCCCGCCCCAGCTTGTCCCTCCAGGAGTTGCGCAATGAGCTTGCTCGCGCACCAGGAGGAGGGATCACGCTTCAACAGTTGCAGAGTGAACTGAGCCGCCTTCCACAAGGTGGTGGAATCACTTTGGCCCAGCTTTCTCGAGAGCTCGATGCCCGTCCACAGAGACCGGGCTTGACGCTCCAGGAGCTGGTTCGTGAGCTAGATGCTAGACCGTGCAGAGCAATCAGCACTCCGGCGCCTATGCTCCCAGTCCCCCCCCCCGTGATGCTTCCACCACGGGTTCCTCAAGGTAGTACACTGTTGCCTAACGGTTCGTACCTGACTCCTTTTGGCGCCATTGTCGACTCAAATGGTGTGCCTGTGCTTCCCAGCACGGCACCCGAGAGTTTTCGCTTGGTGTCTCGCAGTCAGCGTTCGGATTACAGGGCGGCAGTTGATAGAGCTGAAGGGGACCTGCAGCGCTACAACCAGACTTCATTGTCTGGATATGGTGGCGCAAGCACACTGGTCCACGACGGGCGTTCCGACATTCATGGTTGGAGGCAACCGAATTGGCTCCTGCGCGAGCAGTTGATGCTTTTCGGTCGCTACATTCCCGGACTGGAGATGATGCCGACCCCTCACCCTGGGGGTTACTCACATTATGGGATGGTTGCCAGGAACTTCCGACGCATTCAAGAATGGCTCGAAGGACTTGGGGGACGTACACTGAAGGGTGGCCGCATGTTTGACGACTAGGTAGTGTTTAGTTTTCATGTTGGTGTGCAATGTTTTCTGTACGGATGTTTGTGTTGTGCGACACTGTTTTTTATCTTCGTGACGTTATGTTATATGTTCAGTAAAAGTCTGGTTCTTGTGTGTTCTCCAGGCGCTTTCCTTTGTGGTTTGAACGTGAATTCGCCGTAGTGTTTGGGCTAAGTACCCCGCGATTGCCG